CGCAAAATTAGAAAGTTTCCGTTCAACAGCTGGATTAGTACTCCACAATTGCCAGCATGGAAAATTTCCAGTATAGGTATTAGGAGTGGATTCCAAATCTACGATAGGAATAGTATCTCCCGTATTACTCGTAGAAGTCCAAGATGCTGTACCAATCTGCACAGGTCTTTGAAAGAACGCTGCAATATCCGTAGCTACTGTCCCATCTGCTCCACCATAGGCATGATTTCCAGAAGCAGAACCTATGCCAGAAGTAACGACACTATCAGCAAAAGTGGTAATAACTTGTGTGTTTAACGCCATGTTAGCGTCACCCTCCTCCAAAATCTCAGCCTGAGGCTCAAAATCAATATTAGAATTGGTCCTATCTGGAAACACTCTATTAAAAACACTATCAATGATATCAGGTCCTGGAGAATTATTATTAGAATCATCATCAGTAACGTCAGGAACAGTTGGGCGCCAGACAGGACCACTTTCACCAGGACCGTTAGATACTGGTGGAGCAACAGGACACGAAGGTGTCTCTTCTGGTACATTTGGATGAGTATAATCTCCTTGTAAAAGTGTGGGGGTTGAGCCCCCACTGTCACTCACACAACCTGAGTGTGAAACAGCCGTTAAATTTAGTTTCAACGGACGACGTGCCATTCTTACTCGGGAATGGCTACCTTTTAAATTGATGCAGACAAAATATACAAGATAAAGGCGAGTCAAGCCAATATCAGGAGTGTACTAAACACCATGAAATTCACCCATAATATATGCAGTGGATGAATCTGCAGTTATTTTTACGTGGTAGTCCTCCACGGTTTAGACAATGGGTTGTCTCCCAAAATAATGCTTATGCATGCCTGAAAGAATACTTGATGGCCGAATCACGGTCACCAAATCTCATCCAGAATTCATACACAAGATCATAATAGTCAGGAAAGGTCGAATCCCTTACCCAATCAGTTAATTTTGATTCCTCGATTATCTTCTCAAACATTAATTTCTTGCGATCAAATACTTCCTTACCATGAAAGAAATACTCACGTAAGGCAGTTTCAATAACACAAATGGAATGAGCCTCAGAGCACAATGAAGGACTCTTGACACATGTTGTTAACATTTTATCAAATGAGGAATTTTCTAAAGGTCCAACTATTGCACCAATATCGGCATCCCACCTGAAGCTGCGCTTCAAAAATGATGCTTGATCAATGCTAATATAAGGCACACTTTCAGCCTCTTTATCAGCC